TCAGATCAAAAGGGCGCAGGTTGTATTGGCGGTCTACCTGAATAACAACCCAGATGGCATTGGCTTAAGCGGCTTGGAAGATTACAAGAACGTCAAAATTGGCAGCATTGACGTGACGCCGAATTTGGGTTATGGAGCGGTGGGCGCTGACAAAGTGCCGCCAATCATGGAGCGGTATTTGACGGGGCTTAGAATTAGTGGACCAGGCAACTTTTCGATTCGCCGGAGCTGATCATGGGTTACCCGTATCCCAGTGCTGAGTTTATTGATGACACCGCAGCACATGCCGGGCGCTTTGGCAAGATTGTGGCGCTTGAGGATTCGGTGATTGCTAGCCTGACCGCTATGGACTGGACCGGCAACACGTTGAGCGCGATTCCCTTTAAGGCAAGCACTGAAATTGAAGGCGTCTTTACCAGCATCACTCTGACCAGTGGCACTGTTGTTGCATATAGGCTTTGATCATGAGTGACACCAACCACCTGGCTATTGATTACTCAGTTGGCGCTACTTACGTCAGCGATACAGCTACACGCACTGGACTATGGGGCGCTATTCACTTTACAAGCAATACGCATGTTGATGAAATTATTGCCCAAAACTATGACGGTAATAGTATTTCTGGTCAAACATTTAGCTCTGCAACGACAATTTATGGCGTGTTCACAAGCATAAAACTACAAAACGGTCATTGCGTAGCATATAAACTCTGATGGCATTAGCTGTACCGCTACGCAAGGTTGCCAGCAAGTTGATGGCAAAGTTTGGTGGTGTGGTAACGATTCGTGTGGTGACTCTAGGAACTTACAACACAACCACTGGAGCCATTGTGGAAACCACTGCTGATACTGCAGTGCGTGGCGTGCTCGAGGATGTGAACGCTCGTGAGGTGAACGAGCTGATCCAAGCAAGCGACAAGAAACTGACGGTAGCTGCAGCAGACCTAGCAGCAGCACCTAGCACGGCTGACCGTGTAGTGATCAGCAGCGTGAGCCATCAGATTATTAGGGTCACTACGATTGAACAGGACAACACGGCTATTACGCACGAGCTAATCCTGAGGGCATAGTGGCACGACGCATCAACCTATCGCAGATCGGAGGCTACGCCGAGGAAAAAATGGAGAAACTGCTGCGAGCAGTTGTACTTGAAACTGATAGCAGATTGAAGCAAGAAAGCCCTGTTGATACTGGGCGTTTTCGTTTGAGTTGGGCAATTAGCGAACAGGGTACACCAGGATACGATGCTGGACCGCAAACTAGTCCTACCGGCATCACCCCACCACGCAAATTGGATTATCAGGTTGAACGTCTTGGGTCGGTCTATCACATCCACAACAGTCTGCCATATGCTTACAGACTTGCTTACGAAGACTGGTCAAAGCAAGCGCCTGCGGGTTGGCCAGATCGCATCGCCCGCGAGATGCAAGCATATGTGCAACAGCAAGCTGATCGCATTGGGAGGGAAGACTGATGGCAGCCGTCAACCTCAACACCATCCGCTCAACCATCGAGGGCAGGCTTGCTACTGAGCTGGCATTGGCACCAGCAATTCCGGTTGTGTTTCACAACCAACCCTCAACCCCAACGCCTAACAGTTCCTTTGTCCAATGCCTTGTCAGCTTTGGCAACAATAACTTCCTGACGATGGGCGGCACCACTGGCAGCAGTAACAGCGTCATCGGTGTCATCGTGATGAATGTCTTTACGCCAAAGGGAGTAGGACCTGGCGCAAATCTGACAATAGGTAAGCGAATCCGCGACCTTTACAATAGGCAGGTAGTCAGTGGCGTTCATTTTGATCCGCCTACTGGACCCGAGGTGGTGGCATCGCCAGCTCCAGAGGGTTACTTCCAAACACAGGTCAGATTGACCTTTGAAACCTTCGAGGATCTCTAACCATGGCCTTTTACCGGGGACAGCAAGGCAGCGTCAAGTTTGACGATGCTGGCTCTTCTGCCGCAGCTATTACCAGCACCCGCTCTTGGTCTTTGACCGTTGAAAAGGAATCGCTGGACACCACCGCCTTGGGCGCTACCTATCGTGCCAACGTAGGCGGTTTGATTAGTGGGTCTGGCACCTGCGAAATTCTTTACACCGCTTCTAGCGCGGACGAAACCAACGTCTTCATTGAACACGTCAACACGGCGAACGATGAGGGCTTGGCTCTGTTTGAGCTATTCCTTGACACCACTGGCACCAAAAAAATCAGTTTTGATGGTGTCATCACCTCGGCTGAATACTCTGCAACCGTGGGCGAAATCGAAGTCATTACCCTGAACTTCGTGACCAACGGCGCCATCTCTCTGGACATCTGATCATGGCTTTTTATCGCGGTCAACAAGGCACTGTCTTCTTTGACAAAGCCGGTAGCGGCGGTCTGTCCGAGATCGCAGCAGTGCGGTCATGGTCTATGACCGTCGAAAAGGAATCACTGGATGTAACCGACCATGGCGACACTTATCGTGCCAACGTGGGTGGTCTAATCAGTGGCTCGGGCACCATTGAACTGATGTATGACGCGCCGGGTTCAGGCGACAAACTTGACTTGATCAAGGATGTTAACCAAGCCACGGACGAGGCCGATGCAGCCTTTGAGCTGTACTTGGACGAAACTGGCGGCAAGAAGATCACCGGCACGCTGGTGGTGACAGGCTCTGAATACAGTGCTACGGTTGGAGAGATCGAAATTGTGACGGTTAACTTCGTCACATCCGGTGCTCTTACCCTCAGTATCTGATGCCTGCTGCTACACCCCGCGCCGTTGACCTGCTCACTGGCGCTTTTGATCTGAACCAGCGCCGTAAATTTAGCGTCACCAATGATGCTGGAGAAACTGTGCTGGTTCTTTATTTCAAGCCCATCACACGAGCGGACCGCAAGCGTGCCAGCACGTTGGCTGGCTCTGAAGAGGCATTGGACATCAGCACGCAGATGCTATGTCAAATGGCAGAGCTTGAAGATGGCACTAAAGCCTTTGCCTCTGCTGATGCTGCCAAACTGCAGCGAGAGCTGCCGGAACGTGTGCTAAATGATTTAGAGCTGTTCCTGTTCGGGCTAGGTGGTGACGGCAATATAGATGAAGCAAAAAACGACTAGAGGAAGACTCTTGGTTGTTCTTTGAGTTCTTCCTGGCTACTAAGCTCGGGATGACAGTTAGTCGTTTGCGTAGCGAGTTGACGGACGCTGAGTTTGTTCATTTTGCAGCCTTCTACGAGATAAAAGGCAAGCGCGAAAAAGAAGCAATGGATAAGGCAAAGTCAAAACGGTAGACTGACTCTATAGGGAGGTATCGCCGTGGCTGTTTCGGTTGTAGACGTACAGGTAAGGACCGGCGGCGCGGTCAAAGAATTAAACCGTCTTGAGCAGGCGTCCAAAGGTGCAGCGGCTAGTATCGCAAGCCTTGTTTCTACTCTTGGTGCAGGTTTTGCTCTTCAACAAATAGTACGTACAACATCACAGTTTGAATCTGTTTTAAGTGAGATTGGCAAAACTGCAGGCGCTAGCGAAAAGGAAATCACGAAGCTAGCAGAAAGCCTTAAGCAGTTGTCTGCCCCAAGTAAAACAAACCTAGCGCCCACGGTGTTAGCCGAAGGTGTCAAAGACCTTGTGGCGCAGGGTTTGAAGCTAAATGACGCAGTGGCGTCAATGGAGACTCTTGGGAAGGTTGCCGTGGCAACTAACTCGGAATTGACTGATGTCACTAAGACTGGTTTTCAGCTACAAAGCGCACTTAAGATTAGACCAAATGAATTAAAAGAAACATTTGACGCCTTGGCATTTGCTGGCAAGGCGGGTGCATTTGAACTGAAAGACATGGCTCAGTTCATGCCTACCATTGCATCTGCTGCAACATCACTAGGCATCCGAGGCAAAGAAGGCGCGGTTGCCTTGGCGGCAATGATGCAGATGGTTCGCAAAGATGCCCCCGGCGCTGCTGAGGCATCTACACGACTGACGGATGCCTTATTGAAAATGACGGCACCGGAGACCGTCAAAAACTTTAAAAAATTTGGTGTAGACATTGAAAAAGTTCTGAAGGATGCAGTGGCAAAGGGTGTCAACCCTATGGATGCTGCAATCAAAGAATTGATTCGTGTCACGGGCAAAGATACATTTAAGTTATCGCAGATATTTGGCGACAAAGAAGCCAAATTGGCATTGATGGCGCTGATGAAATATAAAAAGGAATACGAAGAGCTTAAGGCTGCTGCAGGTGGTGCAGCAGCGGCAGGTACTGTACAAAAAGATTTTGAAGCATCCCTAAAAACATTTAATGGACAACTGCAAACTTTGCAGTCTTCTGGTGAGCTATTAGCGTTGTCGCTGGGCAGAACGTTGCTACCAGTGTTGT